TTCTGCTAACATTGTTCTAAATAAGTCTTTGAATGATAATTTACCTGTTTCCACAAAGTTAAGTATTGCATCTTCCCAGCCTTGTGTTAGTGTGTCAAATATTTTTCTACCAAATGCCGCACTATTTGTAACTTGATCTTCAAATTCTAAGAATGCTTCTTTGAATCCTGCACCAAACTCTCTGGATTTTGCTGTCATTTCATCAAACTTTTCTAAGAATTTTTCAGAATTTTGCATGAATATTTCATGTGCTCTGTCATTATCGTCGATCCTATCTTGGATCATTGCCTTTGCTTTTGCTTTTTCTTGGTCAGTCAATTCAGATCGTTTTTTGCCTAATTTTTCTGCTAGCCTTTCTTCTTGCTCTGCTAAATCAATTGCTAATTGTATTTTTTCATCTGTTATACTTCTATAGAGATCTTGTGTGAATTTCATTCGATCTCTTTCAACTATACTATTTCGATTTATTACATCTTGTTGTTCTTCCAGAGTCCTTAAGGCATCATGATAAGGTCCAAATGCTTGTTCATATACACTTCTAAAGGATTCGCCTGCTCTATTGATACGATTTTGTAAATCTAACTGATCCTTTGTTAACTTTACTCTTGTGTCATATTCTTCATTTATTTCTTGTTCTTTTGCTAATCTTTCTTCATTACTAATAGTTGTAAGCGCCGCTAGATCTCTTAAGGCATCTGTTCTATCTGCTTCAACATCTGCTATTGCATTTATTACATTTTTTTGATCTTCTGTTGCAAACAATAGATCGTTTTGTAAATCCAATTGTGTTTGTAATTCGTCTCTGCCTAATTTTAATTCACCTGTGATAGATTTGAATGTTTCATACTGATTTTCTTGTATTCTTGCTCTTTCGTCTTCTTGTGCTTTTTGTTTTTTCTGTTCTTCTAGAAGTAATTTATTTAATTCAACTATTTCAGCGGCTTGTAAAATACCATCTTTATTAGCGTCTACTTGTTTTTCTAATTCTGTAGTTACTTTTCTTTGTGTTTTTTCGTTATCTTTAGCCGCTTTTTCACCACCTTCTAAGGCATTTACAGCATCTTTAGCCGCATCTTCTGTTTCTCCTAATGCTTTGTTTATTCCTACTACTGCTACTGCTGTAGCGGCGGCGGCTCCGGCTAATATTCCCCAGCCTGCAGGTCCGCTAAGTGCTAATAGGGCCGCTTGGGCTACTGCTTGTGCTTTTGTGACTATTTGTAAAGCCTGTATTGCTTTAACGAAGTTCATTACACCTTTAACTGCGGCTACACCAAAAGCAAATGCGGCTAATTTGATGTATACATCTAAATTATCTGCTACATGTGTAATTGTATCTGCTAAGGATGTAAATACACCTGTGTTAGATTCTATTCTACCTATAATTTCTATAAATGAGTTCTTAAGTGACACGAATGCTTCACCAACTGTGCTTACTGTTTTTGCAAAATCCTGATCTATTGAATCGCCTATTTCTTGTGTAGCCGCTACAAGCACATCTGATGTTAAGAGTCCCTGCTCTGCCATTTTTCTTAATTGTCCAGTAGTAACATTCAATGTAGATGCTACTTTACGCATAAAGGTAGGGTTAGCCTCCATTATACTATTGAACTCATCACCTCTTAACACACCACTTGCTAATGCTTGTCCAAACTGTCTAATAGCACCTGCACTAGCATTTGCATCTGCACCAGATATTTTTAAGGCTTTTGAGAATGTGCCGGCTACATCTGCTACTTGCTGTTGACTTAATCCCATTTCATTTGTTGCTATAGTCAGGTCTGTAAATAGATCTGCTACTGGGCCTAATCCACTTCTTGTTTCTGCCGCAACTTTTTTAACTAAATTAAATGCACTAGAAGCCTGAGCAGTGCTTGAACTTACAGATTTTAATCTGTTTGTTATTTGTGTGAATTCATCACCTAGACTAACAAATTGTTGCACCGAGGCTGCGGCTAATAGTCCTTTAAAGGCTGATTTTAAGCCATCGACACTTTTCTTGGCGTCTCTTGTGTCTACAATTAACTTACTTTTTATGTCTGCCATTATATTTTCCTATATAATTTTGCCAGTATTCTTTTTAGATAACGCAATGAAGGTTTGCCCATGCCTTTTGGTGCTTGTTTACTGTAACCTTCATCTAATCTACTTGCATAAGCATAATCACCTGTGATCACTGCTTTACGATCATTGTCTTTGTATCTGGTATTTCTACGAGCATTACCACCTCTTATAGGTGTTGTTTTTTTGTAAAAGTCATAGGTATCTTCTGTGGCTTTATCGATAGCACTATCGATATCTTTTTGTAAATCTCTTAAATCTTTTTTATTGATTTCTAATTTAACCTTTGCCATAAAATTTCTGACCTAATTCTTTTATCTTTTCTGGATCATAATCATTAACATTAAGATCCTTGTTGTTTTTCTTTTCTAAGAACTTCTGATACGTTGTTGCTACATCAAATACCAACATATCAAAAGTATCGCCTACACATACAACTTCGCTTGGTAACTTGTTGTATCTGGTTGCTAACACATCAATTAACAATAAGAATTGTGTGTCAGCATCCTTTTCGTCTATATTATGGCTTGTTACTTTCCCAAATGTTCGCCGATCAACTTCATTGCTTCTGTCATCAAATCAAGCGGAAGTAGTTGGTCTTCTGTCATAACAGGAGAGCCATCTTCGTTTTTGACTGTGTCAAGTAATAAATTTAAGTATTGACCTATATCATCTGTTTTAGATGAATTTGCTATTTGTGAGAATACGTGAAGTGGTTGTCTATCATACATATAGAAATCCAACTCTTCGCCATATTTTTCAACTAATTTTTTATCTGTGATTGTTAATTTAATTAGTTGTGGTTTTTTTGAAAGTTCTGCTAACTTCATATCTTGCTCCTATTGATCTTTATCTAATCTATCTTTTAAATTATGCACCGCACTAAGGCAAAATGCTAATCTATTTGATGCTTTTTCAACATCTTTTTTAGCACATCTTATTTCATTTTGTGCTTTTGCTATCTCCATCTCCATGCTTTTCAGCACTTCCTGTAGACTGTGCTTGTTCCATATCTCCATATCCTTTATCCTCTACATCTATATTTATCTGTTTTTTAACTTTAGGTTGTTTAGGTGCACTAGGTCCACTTGGTAATTCAATACCATGTTTCTTTGCATAGTCGTCCATATCGACTATTTTGTTATTTACAGTTATTGTTCTGTCTGGATTACCACGCCATTTTCCATTATGATCGAATAATCTCAAAAATTTAGTATCTGCCATTGTTTCTCCAATTAAGCGAAAGCCCTCGTTAAAGGGCTCTCTGAATTGCGGTTAAAGTGTCTTACTATTATGCAATAGCGGACTTTGTTATCTCGCCGTTGATGGTCAGTTCTAAGGGGCTAATGAAAACCGCTTGATCGATAGAGGCACTAGGTGCTAATCCACCTATAAAACCTTTACCAGTCACGTAGTTCGCTCCTGATCCTGTTCCTTCGAACGTTAATGAGAAAAAGCATTCGCTCTTAGCAATTGAAGTTCCTAACAAACCAATGTTTGCAACTTCATTTGACGCATTTGATGCTCCGAAGAATACATCATCGTCTACTAATACATTAAGGCTTAATCCATTTTCATTAACAGTTGTAAAGGCACTACTTGCACTTGAATCAAGTGTTGAATACCTAACTGTTGAAGGCGTAGCGTTTAACGTTACGTCTTGAATGAGAGGGATTTGTAAGCCGTTTGTCCCTGTTGAGGGATGAACGTTTGCTAGTGTTCCACTCGCTACATCTATAACGGTAAGGATGACTTTACTACCGTCTGTTACATTCATTACTGCCATTGTTATCTCCTATACAGTTGTGAAATTATACTCGAAAGTATATGTTATTACATCATCTTCGATTTCTGTTTCATAACTACTGGTATTATCTACCGTTCCTGTAATTACATTTCTAGAAATCAAAAGATTTGCAACCACGGTGTCTATATTATTGTCTTGATTTTTAGCATCTACTGATAGATAGGCGTTGATAGTTGTCAAAGTCTCATTTACCACACCTTGATCCAGTGTGTCATATAATTCTTCCACAAATATCTGTTGCTCATCCACATATACAGTATTCAAGTTCTTTTCATAAAGGGGAACGCCACCCGATTCGAATGGCAGTTCCTCACTGATCGAAAAAGTTGGATAAGGTTGAATATTTGTTGTAATTCTTCCGATTAAATCTGATCTCTTACTCATTATCTAACCTGCACTATGCTTCTTCTTGATCTAGAACGTCTTGTTCTCTGATATGTTATGGCTTTCTCATCTGCTTGTATGGTTCCGTCGTTATCATAATCATACCAATCTGCAATAGCAATCAATTCATTATACAATGAATTAAATTTTGCGTCATAGTAAGTGATTTTTGATACTTCCTCACTTTCCGGATTACCAAAGTCAGCAACGAGCGGCAATATGTATTGTGCAAAACAGTGATAAACACATAGTTCTGTGAATGTATCTCTTCTGCCATTTGCATTTCCTGGATCTATAAGATTAGGATTTACATCTGGTAAAGAATTCAAATTACTAATGGGATTACCCACATATGCATTATACCCTTGCCACCAAGTCGAAGCCTTTAATTTTAACAGAATACGATCTGTGCTGTTGGTCAACATGTCTTCTATGAATTCTGTAACATCAGCAAAACCTGACTCTGCAGGTATTTTGATTACGTTACTTTCAAGTAGACGTTGATCTTTTTGCACTACATCTGTGTATTCTGCAAAGGATAAAACATTACCTCCACCATCGACTATAAATGCCATCAATCTCTCCTAAATTAAGATGCGTCTGGTAAGTTATTACTTCTAAACAATGTAACACCTGCGATCAAGGCAATTGTTGCATCTCTCAATGCGTTGTTACCTAGGTCACTTAGTGATCCGATTGTTGTTCCACCTGCTAATGCGATCTGGTCGTTGATAGCAAATTCAAAGTTAGGTGAAATAACACCAATGTATGAACCGTCTAAACCAGTTGGAGCATTTTGGGCTCTTAGTAAAGATGTAGATTTTGCTAGTGCAACTACGTTTGCAGATGCGGCAAAGTTACTATCATCTCTGGTTGTAATTTTACCAATGAAATTACCTCTTAATGCTGTAAAACCATTTCTTACAGTTGCTCTCATTTCGTGAACGTCTGTGTCTGGGTTATACCACATTCTTACTTGAGGTTCTCTCTTAGCGGCGTATGCCATTGCTTCTGGTGACATCACCAAGTTAGTTGTGAAAGCGGCGTTAGATCCACCTTCTCCAGTATCTGCTAATGATGATCCTGCTTTAGCGGCTGACAAACCTGCTGTGTCAGTTGCTTGTGCTAATCCACCACTTAGTCTTGTGATAACTGCGTTTCTGATTACATCCATTCCACCATCTTCTAATGATTCTTCTGTTACGTCAGTTGCAACACCTCTTTTTGAGAATGTTACGTTAGCCGCTGTAGGTGTTAAGTTACTTTGTGAACTTGCTGTTCCAATGATACTTGCACCTTCTGTGACTGATACTGCGTCAACATAAGAATTAGTTAAAGGGAAACGAACTTGGGATCCTGTAGATCCTGATACTACTAAAGAGTTCCTAATTATTTGCTGATTAGGTAGTAAGACTGCATCCATGTAATATGGGACTAGGTCAGATACTATATCAGCGTATAACTGTTGAACACTTGAACTTGTTGTTCCTGCCATTATATTCTCCTGTTATGACAAATTGTTATTTACTTGAATCCCATCTTAGCCATTTGATTTCTAACCATTGTGTCGGTTAGTGAATCCCTGCTAGTCATAGGATTTTGTTGGCGTAATTTCAAATACGCACTTCTGTATTCAGCATCGTTACTTATTCTGTTATCATCTAAACCTTTTGACTGCTTAGATGAATTTGTTCCAGATGTTTCACCATACTGCAAATCAACACCTTTTTTACCAGTGGGTAAGCCTAATAAATCTTTTCCTACATGTTCTACTGCTCTGCTATAATCTGGTGTTTCTCCATCAGTAGTCAAATAATCTTCTCCTACTTTTATAGCAAATGTATCACCTTGAACTGCTAACATGCCATCTGCTTTCATCAATTTGACCACACTGTCTCTTTGACTTGGCGACCAATTGCTTGGCATAGCATTTTGCAATTTGCCTAAATGATCTTTAAGTAATAGATCTTGTTGTAGGCTGTTTACTTTGGCTTTTAATTCTTCAACTGTTGCTTCACGCTTTTTGACTGCGTCTCTGAGTGATTCTACATTAAGACTGGTTCCTTCATCAGGATTCACTTCTTGTAATGTAGTAACAACTTTTTTGACTTGGTCAATGCTGTCCACATTTAAATCGTTGAGAATATTTTTCTCCACTTCATGTTTTGCATTAGCGGCAATCCTTGATGTGTCATCGCGACTATAAAATCTAGCCCCATTAACATAAGTCTTCCCATCTCTAATTTCAACACTTGGTGTTGTATTATTATCAGATTTTGTATCTGCGGCAGAAGATTGCTCTTCTGTGCCAACAGGGTTTACGGTATCTGTTACCGGCGCAACATTATCGGTTTGCACTGCCGTGTCTGAGGATGCATTATCCATCTATTTTCTCCTTTTATCGTAGAAGTAAACGTATTACTTCGGGGTTTAATACCCTACCTAAGGCCTACTCTTATAGACCGTTACTACTGTAAGTTGACTCAATCAATTGATCCAACCTTTGTTTAATCTTGTTCTTTAATGTTTCTTTAAATTGTGGTGCTTCTTCTGTGTTAACACCATTTACCATTTGCATACGCATTTCATATTCTTCATGTGTATTGAATGGCATGTAAATTGTTACACCATCTTCTCTGGTGTGAGTATGAAATCCGCCTGTTCCGCCAAGTTCTCTGGCACGATTTTCTGCGGCTTCTTGTGTTTCAAATGTTTCCGGTGTATATGTTTCTACACCTGTTAAGAATACACTATTGTATCTTTCATATGCGTCTAATAGTGTGTTCATTTCTTTTATTTCGTTTTCAACACCTTTTTGACTGTATAATCTATTATAACTGATGCTGACATCTGATAATTGATCTGTTTGATCTTGCCAGTCCATCCATATTTTCCATATGTTATATTCTGCTTGTTCCATGGCAGTTGCTTTTTTACGTATGAATGCTTCTAATTTGCTGTCATACATTTCTATTTGCACACCACTTCTACTTGCTTTGATCAGTTCATCACTTCTAACCATTGCAACAGAATTCATTTTTTCTATTTTTTGGTTTGCAAGGTCTTTTATTTCAGTTATGCTGTCTAAATTAGGCGATTTGAA